CGACGGCGTGACCCGTCTGGATTCAGCTGTTCTACCAAAACTTGAGGCAAGTAATTGGTAGGCACAACCACGATCTTTGGGATCGGATGAATGCGTTTGATATTCGTATAAATTCTGAAAAGAAAGAATGGCGTGTTACCTTGCGCAAGGATCTCTCTCTCGAGAAGGAGCAATTTAAAAAAGGTGACGTTGTTTTTTCTTTCCCTATCGGGGATAACAAACATACGGATATGAAATATATTATTGGCCAACTAGTTACTAAGTTAGTTGTTCACGACGATAACAGGTTCTCATCATTAGATAACGCTTTAGGATTTGTTCCTTCAGATAAATTTATTCCAATTACGGTTTATTCAAACTCTCCAACTAAAAGTCCGATGGTTGAACGCATGTTTACCAATACTATTATAAATGAAACCATCAGGGGTTATGGAGTATCTGCCGCCATGCGCGTTGATGCAGGGTTAGCAAGATACGTCAGTGGTGCATATGTTTCTACTGTTCCAACTTTGGAAAATATCATAACCTTAAGAGACAAAATGGGTAAAGGTAGCGCTAAATTAGATATAGATAAAAAACTATTATTCTGCGCTGTCGGTATGGTTATAAATCAATTAAAACCAGAGGTTAATAGAATGGGGGTTAGCATGGAACCAGATGTGGTTGATCATTTCAAGTTCAACCCTGTAGCCGGCAATGGTTACAAACATTTTAATATACCCATGGCTAGCACCAAAAACAATATAGTTCCTTTTGCTAGAGCAGAGTTAAAGAAAATATTAGAGGAGCTAAAAGACTACATTGGAAGAAGTGAATGCCGAATACCTCCACAGGTCCACAATTTCAGCGCTAAACCTGAAGTTAGAGACGTAGATGCAGAGGCAGGCAAAATTAGGTTGATCGGTATGGTTGGACACCTTCACGACATGATTTCCAGAATTACATCCACTCCATTTATTACTGCTTGGAGGAGGGCTCCTTGTAATTTGATTGGAAGCAGCGTGTGGGGAAGTTTAACTCAATTACTTATGTTAACATTAGAAATACCAGAATTCAACGATTTGGATGAACAATCTAGATTAGGGGTTACTATACCAGAACAAGAGAAGAGTTTTCTCATAACTTTCGATATAAAAGGACAAGATGTCTCATACAAGACAGCTCAATTGTTCATATTCAATCTAATGAAAGTCTTGTGGTGTGATCTTTCCGATAAATCTCAATATTCCGAGTTTATGGAATTATTTGCTTGGGAAGTCGGGAGTTCCACTGTAAGACTCACTCAATGGTTTGGGGATCAATGGTATTTAATTATTGCATTAATGTGTAGTGGTAGTTTGTTAACTGCTGATTTTAACACATTATTCTCGTACGTTATGTCGACCGCTGCTTTAATTAAACTATTGTTACCTCATAAAATTCATCCCATGGAGATAAAGAAAAGAGTTAAGTTTGCGTTTTATGGAGACGATTGGATATGGAAATTGCCCTACGAATGGTTATCATTTGTTGGGGAGGATTCTATAGGATACCCTAATGAACTTGCAAAAATATTCAGGACTTGGGGTATTGAGCTCAAACAAGGAGAAACTCAAATATATAAACCAAATAAGTATAGAGGAAACCCTTTCTTTACAGAAATTAAAAATGATGAGATTGTGCGTGAAGGAGTTCACTTTTTACAACGATATTTCGTTAAGTATGATATTAAAATGAGACCAGTGAACCCAAATGCGCAGCGTAATGGTTACGCGTGGATACTACCGTGGAGGAAGACAGCTGCATTTGCTACTAAATTAGCTACAGATGCTTGGGGATTTAAAGGTAAGCCGGGAAGGAAAGATAGTCGCGATCTTAATCCATATCTTGGCGCCTACGTTAAGGCCTTCGGGTTACTAATGGATGCTGGACCTAATTTGAAAGCTCATAGAATGATTAAAGAGTTTATGAGTTTAATTGCTCAGGAGCATCCTTTAGTGCCTAAAATTTCCTACGAAGTTTGTAGGGGACCCCTTAACGACATGATACAGAAGCTAGGTGAAAAACAGGTGGAGAGTATGTTACCAGTTATAACAGAGATTTATTCATGGCCTACTAATGCTAGCATGCGGTATGTTGTTAGTAGAATGGGTATGAACGATGATTTCTTGGTTAACAAGTGGCCGCTCTATCTCCCTAAATTTGTCCGCAGTGTTAATGATGCTGACAATAGGAAGCCTGTAATACGTAACGGTGAAATTGTTTATGTCCCTAAGTAAAGTGAATTAATAAAG